ATCGGACGCCAGTTCGGGAAAACTTTGCTTGGCATCAACCAATTATTGTACTGGTCAATCAACGATCCTGGTTGCAAAATCGCTTGGATCACGCCGGTATATAAACAAGGGAAAAAAGTATTCGCCGAATTGGAAAAGGCGGTGGCAAAGTCCGGGTTGTTCGAATTCAATAAGTCCGATCTTCGAATCACCGGGTTCGGTTCATCGATTGAATTCTTTTCCGGTGAACGGCCGGACAACATTCGCGGAAATACATTCGATTACATGGTCATCGATGAAATGGCGTTCACACGTCCGGAATTATGGGACGAAGTATTATCGGCAACCGTTATGGTCAAGGGAAAAAAGATTATCTTTATTTCAACGCCGAAGGGAAAGAATCATTTTCACCGATTGTGTATGCAACCGAACTACGACGAGCGATATCGTTACATCCATTATACGTCGTACGACAATCCAATGATTGACGCGAGGGAATTGGACGAGCGCAAGCGATCATTGCCGGATCACATCTTTCGACAAGAATACATGGCCGAATTTCTTGACAACGCTTCCGGCTTGTTTCGGAATGTAAAGGATTGCATCGGAACGGCCAACAAGACCAATCGCAATTATGCCGGCCTTGACATCGGACGCGCGGACGATTACACCGTCTTGACAATACTGAATGACAAAGGACAAATGATTCACGTTCAAAGGTGGCGACACGACGAATGGTCAAAGATAATCGATAAGGTGGCCGAAGTGATTCGTCAATATCAAGCGGTGACCTTGGTCGAAGTAAACAATCAAGGCGACGTGTTCTTTGAAATGTTGCGGTCATCTTGTCGCAACCTGGTCAATCCATTTACAACGACATCGAAATCGAAACCGGTAATCATTGAAGACCTGGCGATGTCATTCGAACAAAAATCAATATCAATATTAAATGAAACATGGCTTGTCGATGAATTGGAAAGTTTTACTTACATTTACAACGTGAACACCAGGAACGTCCAATATTCAGCGCCGAGCGGATTGCACGATGACGGCGTGATTTCATTGGCGCTTGCCGTTCATTGCTTGAAGAATTTTAAACGCAAAGGAATATATCATGCAATCCGGACTTAATTATAAACGAATGATTGTGCAACAATTTATCAAGGATAAGACTGGAAAGAATGTATTGATTATTTTTAACAAACCGAACGAGATGCACCGCCACATGGCAATGCTTGATTATGCTTACAATATAGCCAAAGAACACTATGATAAAATTAAATTTACCAAGGACAATAAGTGATTGCCGGCCGGATCAATTAACTAAATGGATCATGCTTGCCGATGCAATGAAAGAGAAAAAAGAAAATGAATGGCTTGGAATGATTGAATTCCAATGTCAATTGCTTTCAATCTTTTCGGGTGTTTCAACCAATAAAATAAAACAAGGCAACATTGACGACGTGCAACAAGCTTCAAGCGCTTTGCTTGACATGTTGTCGGAATACAAATCGGCCGATCCACATGGCGTGGTTGAAATCGAAGGAAAGAAATATTATTTTTATAAAGACTTTCGATTCATCACGACCGGTCAAATCATTGACTTAAAATTGATTGAAGACATTGCATCCGATCCATGCAAGGCGGTCGCGATTTGCTACATTGAAGAAGGACTTGACTATTGCCAGGAAGATTCGAAAGGAAGGATAATCAATCCGAATGAAAATCGTTATAAGATATTCAAGCAACATTTCCCCGGCGATGAGTTCTTGAATTTCTTTGGTTTTTTTTTGCGCGAATACGAGAGTCGGAGTCACGCTATATTGGCGATACAGACTTTGAGAACGATGAAGACGAACTTGGAAATGGATCAAGAATTACGAATTCGGAATGGTTCACTTGGACAAGCATTTTGCATCGACTATCAAAAGAGATGGGACAAGACGTGGAAAAAATTACGGCGCAACCTTACGTAAAAACTTTATTTTGGATGAACTACTTTAAATTAGTTGACGAACAAAATCGCATATTACAATAATGGCCGGTGAATTTGATTTCTTGGAAGGTTTTGGAATTTCTACAAATGAAGTTCAAGAACCGAAAAATGTTTATCAAAAATTTTTGCTTGATGTTGGAAACAAGGTCACGAAAGATTTATCCGATTTCATAAAACAAAAGGCGAACAACACCGGCGGCCTTGCCGCTTCGGTTGTTTACTTTCCAACCGGCGCATTGTCTTTCGAAATTCAAGCGGATGACTATTTTAAATTCCAGGATCAAGGCGTCAACGCGGTTGGTTCGAGTAATCATGGAAGCGCATTTAGTTTTCGTTATCCTGGTGTATCACCAAAAATGGCGAACGCAATTCAACAAGCTTACGGCGTCACGTCGTCGCATGCTTACGCGATTTCTTCGCGAATCAAGGAACATGGAATCGCGCCGAAAAGAATAATTGAAAACGTCTTGAACGAAAAGGTTCTTGACAAGATTGCGAATGACTTGGCCGAAACGACCGGCTTAATATTTAGTATTAAATTTGATCAATCAACTAAAAAATAAATGGCAGTAACTATACAACAACAACCGCAAATCTTTTCAACGGCCGGCAATCCAATCGTTTGGACATTCGAATCGGATCAAACCGCACAACCAAACTTTTCGTTCATCGTTGAATTGTATATTCTTGGAACTTTATATTCAACACATCAGGTGTTTCCGCAATTCGGAATCTTGTCAAGGTTCAACGCGTCCGAAGCAATCAAGTCAATCTTGTCTTCGCCATTGGTAATCAACGGAACATTGACAACGAATTATAATAGCGCAATTACGAATGGTTATATTATCGTTTATGAAAAGTACGGAACACCACCAACGATTGGTGCATTCGCACAATCAACATCGTTAATGAATGCGTTCAACGGATCATTGCGACATCCGGATTTCATCAATTGGAATTATCAAGATTACAACGTTGATTCAAACAATCCGGCAACACCTGGCGTTTTGTTCTTGACTTCATGGCCACGAGCGCGAAAGTATTTTTGCGGATTGACCGAAAATATATTCCTTGGATTTATTTCGAACGACACCACGTTGAATGTTCGATTTCGATTAAAGAATTCCGCCGGCGGAACAATTGCCACCGATTTGGTTTCGATTACCTTCAATGACTTGACGGTTGTTGATTGCAGTCCGAACACGATAATCGCCAACACAACAATCACGTCGCTTGACTTTGCGGCGGCAGCTTATTATGAAGTGATTGCGCGTGGTATTGGAATTGGCATCAACAACGGTTCATCCGAAACGTTTAAGATATACATTGACAATGAATGTCACCGTTATCCAACAAGGCGCTTGCATTGGTTGAACAAGTTCGGCGTTTGGGATTCGTTTACATTTACGCTTGTTTCAACCGAATCAACGAAGGTGGCCGGTTCAACTTACGAAAGGGAATCAGGCGTTTGGAGTGGAACGAATTATATTTATCCATTATACCAAGGCGAAATCACAACCTTTTCAAAACGCGCCGAAGACACGATGATTTTAAATTCCGATTGGATTCATCAAGACGTTCAACAATGGTTGGTTCGGGAATTATACGAATCACCGAATGTTTATCTTGAAGCTGCGACCGGATCGTTTGAACCGGTCAACATAACAAATCAAGGTTATGACTTGAAGCAATCGCGAAAGGACGGATTGATTCGCGAAACGATTGAAATTAAAAAGACTTATTCTTATAATTCACAACTTAATTAAATGGCCGGCGAATTATACATCAATTCAACTTTGGTTGATATCGACCAATCGATTCCATTTCCATTGACGTTCAACATTTCGGACATCAAAGATTTGTCATCGCGCAAAGGAAATAAATCGAAAACGATTACTTTACCAGGAACAAGAATCAATCATCAATTGATGACCAATGTTTTTTTGTTAACGGCATCGGAAAAGATTTCAACGACGACATCCGGAATTGTGAACTTCGATCCGTCGATAAAAGCGCCGTGTCAATATTACGAAAATGGATTGCTTCAATTCAATGGTATCGCTCAACTTATGGAATGCAAGTTGATGAAAGGAACATGGTCGTTTGAAATTACAATGGTTAGCGATACGATTGACTA